AAGCTATAGAAGCTCGTAGTATACAATTTCGTACCTTTTTTAAGTCGCTTGCTAAAGAGTATCCAAAGACTTCTGGATTGAGTAATCAAATTAACGAAGCTCTTGCTATGACCGAGGATGTAGTAAGTACGTTAGGAGGTCTTCAAGGGCGTACGCATCGGCCGGTAAGCTCGAAAGAGATAGAGGAGCTACTTAGTTCTATACAGATAGTTTCGGAGATTGCAAGCGGTCTGGCAGATAGACGGGTGGAGTCCGTCGCTTTCGACAAGAAACTCAGCGAAGTTGAAGTGCAGTCTGGTTTTACGGTAAAAGATATTTCGGAAACTTCTAAGGGTATGAGAAGAGAAGTGGCTGGAATGGGAAGGAGGAAGAGAGGAGCACTCGGAAAGGCACTTGCACCTGCTACTGGATTAGCTAAGGATTTAGCAGGCGGTGCAGCTACGGCACTTCTTGGTCCTTTTGCGGGAGTTCTTGGTACCCTGGGTAAGTCCGCTATGGGTATTGTAGGTGGAATAGGTAGAGGGCTATTGGCGCGAAGGCGAGGGAAGTTTCTAAAGGGTTTGGGACCTGCAGCTCAACGGTTACCCGAAAGATGGTTAGGAGATACTCAGGGCGAACGGATGAGGGGAAGGGGATTGCAGGGTTTCTATCCTCGCGGGGCGTTAGGAGATATGCCTGCATTTCGAAGCATTTTTGGCGGGAACACTCGAGGAACTGCTCCCAGAGTTGGGGGCACTTTAGGGGGGTTTGGGGCAGGTCGCGCAGCAGAGCCTAGTAAGAAACAGATTATTACGATGTCTTTACCGCTTTCTTACTTCTTTGGTAAACCTGCATATAAGGCAGGATGGACACAAGAGGTTGTGGTACTTTTAAGAAAGATTGCTAAAGTTTCAGGTAAAGGTAAAGAGGGTAGCACTAATGTTTTTGTTACTGGAATGCTTCCGGGTATTCTGTCAGGATTAGGTGTTACTTTAGGCGCGGCAGCGATTGCGGCTTTTTCGAAGTGGCAGTGGGATAAGCGGGGCGGCGTTGAGACTTTGACTCCCGATGTGGTGGCACAGGCGGCGGGGGGCATGGGATCTGGATTTTTAGGTTGGGCAAGTAAGATGGGAGTACTGCAAGGCTCTGAGTGGGGTAGAGCCTTAGGAGAGAAGTTACCTTGGCTACCAAAGTACACTCGTAAGGAAGGTTTGGGAGTTAAAAGCCAAGCACGGTTGGCGGGGGTTACCCGGATACAAGATGAGGCAGCGATCGGTTTGCCAGAGAGCGTAGGACCGACAGATTCTTTTGGAAGAAAGACATTGGAGACCGTTCCAATACGGGCAACAGAGTCTACAAGTGTTGGGTTGTTTAGCCCCCTATTAGAAAAGTTCCAGAAGGTTACATCTACTATGCTGGAGACACTAAAGGATTTGCGACCAAAAGAAAATGCGATAGCAAAAACCCAGACGTCAGAGTACTACAGAGAGAAGGATAGAATTTTAGATCGGGTAGCCGGGCAAGGGTTAGCGTTAGATGATTAGGAGAAGCGATGCCAGAGGTAAACAAGGCATATATAGATGCTGTTAGTAAGATAACGAAGTCGATGGGACAGTATTCTCCGGATGCAATGGCGACGGTAGAGCAAGGTTTGGAGTCGGTAACGCAAAGGGTTGCGGATACTACCGCACAGTATGTTGCAAAGATTCCTGGAATGAGTACTCAAATAGGAAGAGTAGCTTTTGCAGCAGCAGAGCAGTTTCTTGCTAAGGCTTCTATAAGTACACAGCTAACATACTCCGGAGGCTACGAGGTGTTAGGTTACGCTACGGAACAGTGGGCTAGTGTACCTTTAGCTTATCAGGTTACCGTTGGTAGTAGAAAGCTGGGAAAGGCTGTACGGGCACCCTTACAAGACGATATTCGATTTAGAGTGTCATCTACTTGGGATTCTTTTATACCGCAGGCTTCTGGAGATGTTGCGGCATTGGCTGCGATGTTTGGTAGATCTCTGGTAACCCGATGGTCTAGTAGGAGAATATGGTTAGGGACTACGCCTATCACGATTAATTTGCTCTTGAAGTTCGATGCAGTTTATGACGCTTATCGAGAAGTTGTTATGCCTTGCTTGATATTACAGCAGATGGCACTACCTTCAAGTCAAGGCTCGCAGCAGGTAAGCGGAACTTTTATTGAGAACTTATTGGTACCGCCAGGGCCATCACCTTTTCAAGGCACTGCTGGCAATGTAAAGGGTATTCTCGAAAGGAATCAGGACAGAATATCTATTCGGATAGGAACACAGTGGGTATTTAACAATGTCATTATTAAAGAGGCGGACGTTGTTTTTAAGAATAAGTTTACCCCAGAAGGTCAGCCCACGACCGCTGAGGTTAATGTAACTTTTGAAACGTATGAAATTATGACGAAGGAATCTTTGAAGGAAGTTTATCACGGCGGAGAGCGAGAAAGGAAGTACACAACAGAGGAAGGTACAACGCCTCCGGTAACAGCACCGCCGGTAGTGACGGTTTAGGGTAGGTAGGCTATGGATAGAACAAGATTTTATACAGAGGTAACTAACGATACCGTTAAAGAGTTTGATTTTTTAGATAGTAGTATGTCCGGATTTTCGATGCAGTATCAACCCGGTTACTATAAGGTATCGGAGTCAGATTTGATGCGACCTGATATGATTTCGTATAAGTGTTACGGATCTGTGGTTTACTGGTGGTTAATTGGTTTCGTAAATAATTTAGGGGATTTGTTTACAGAGCTTACGGTAGGTCAGCAACTTGTGATACCGAATGCGGTGGATGTTTATAATTTTTATAAACGATATAGGAAGAGATAATGCAGATTGGTTTAGGTGGAAATTATTTATTGAGAATGCGATTATGTGGGATTGACATTCCAACTGATCCAAAGAGCATCCGCGAATTTAGAATAGTTCAGGACATAGATCGTTTCTTACCCTCGTTTGATATTCAGCTTCAGGATCCTTCAGGTATTTTTACGCATCAGATTCCTTTTGATCGAGGTATGAGTCAGCTATACGTGGATACTGGATTGTCGGGGGAGGAAGAGGACAGTAACGATTATAACTTTCTTGTTTATCGAAGAGCACCGGAAGCTGGAGCGTCTTCTTCGATGTACTATGAAATGTTAGGGCTACTCGATACGCCAAAGTTATTTCTACCTCCATATTGTCGTGGTTGGAATCAGTCAATAAAGACAACTCTTGAGACTATAGCAGTAGAATTAGGTGCAGACGAAACAGTGATAAGCGATTCTTTAGACTATGCATGTAACATTATACAACCTTATTGGACGAATCAACAGTTACTTAATTACTTAAAGACAAATTTACAAGGTAGTGGAGGAGAAGCTAACTTTTATTGTTACATAAAGAGAGAAAAAAGCAAGTCGATTTTTGTTTTTGATCATGTGGCTTCATTGATAAATGGATCGGTTAAGTATCAATTTGTTGTTAACGATACTGCTCTTGAAGGCTACTATCCAATTTATGACTACAACCTTCAAGATAACTATATGCTATACGGATTGTTTGGCGCAAAGGCAAGGAGTAATGGTTACTTTGATTACAATAGTAGCGAATTCGTAGAAACAAGGAGTACCATCCAAGAATACCTGTCATTGACAGATTATTTTCTAGTAGATAATGCGGACTCTGAGGATAGCAATGGTAGTTTTTGTCATGGACGCAGTAATGAATTTACAGAGGATTTCAAAGGTAGATCGAAAGGCGATTACTTTTCGCAGTTAACCGATCTAGTAAAGATGTCTATTTTAACACAGGGTTTACCGAATATCGCACCAGGGGTTGTTGTAAAGATTTTCTTTCCTCAAGGAGTTTCTACTGGGAATGTCTACGGTTATCAGTACTCGGGTTACTGGTTGGTCGAGAAGGTAATACATACTTTTGGTGACACGTTTAGAACGCGATTGCTCTTGACTCGAAATGGAGTTGACACAGATAAAGATACATCATTAGTAGTAGCGCAGAGAAAGATAGGTGGAGTTAGCGCCACGGTTGGAGGGACGCTTTAATGGGTGGCACAGGGCTTGTCATAGCAAAGAGTAAATGTGAGGGTCTTTATCGAGGTCTTATCGTCAACAATGATGATCCAGATCAGATGGGTAAGTGTAGAATTCGGATTTATCCTATGTTTTGTGAGTTATCAGAAGAAAATCTACCTTGGGCGGTACCGGCTTTTGGATTGTTCGAGGGAGCGGGCTTGGATATGGGAGCGTTTACTGTTCCTTCTATCGGGACTTACGTGTTCGTATTCTTTGAAGCAGGCGATGTTTATCAACCAGTTTATTTTGCAGCTGCGCAAACTGCGACGTTGGGGATACCTACTTCTGCGGCGACAAATTACCCAAAGCGAAAAGTATGGAAGACCACGGGCGGTACAGAGATAGTTATTGATGATGAGAGTAATCTGGTAAGAATAAACCATCCAACGGGAACGTACGTTGAGATTCAGGACACGGGGGACGTTAAGCTTGATCCATTAGTTACGAAGAGGACGATCACGGGTGCGTTATCTCATACAGTTGAGTTCATAGCGACAGGCACTGTGGGAGGTAAGGGAGGTCTTGTTTGTCTTTCTGGTTCAGGTACTGTTACAGTACCTAGTGCAACTGCGTACGAGGGAATGATGTACAAGTTTAAAAGGTTAACTGCTGGAAGCCATACAGTACTTTGCCCTCCAGCGGTAGACGGCGATGTGTCTTTTGTTTTGGCGAATGCGTGGGCAAGTCAGCAGATAATAAGTAACGGGGTACAGTGGTTAAAGATATAGGAGTGATATGATAGGCTCTGTAATATGGTCAGATATACAAGAAGATTTTTCAATAGACGCGCAAGGGGCAATAAAAATAGTTACCAATGCGGAAGCAGTGCATACGTCTATTGATAACATTTTAGGAACGTTTCAAGGCGAACGAGTGATGCTACCCGGTTTTGCTTCTAAGATTAGAATGATGCTATTTGAGCCTATGACAACAGAGTTACAGCAGTTTATAGCTGATGAGATTAAAAGTGTAGTAGAGAGCTGGGATAATAGAGTGACTGTTTTAAGCGTAGACTACTTTCAAAAGCCAGATAGCGGTACTATAACTTTAAAGATAGCTTACGTACTTAGAGGGTATTCAAAGATTTTTTACAATTCACAAGAGATGAAGCAGGGAGGACAGAATGTCCAATGAGCTAAATTATGTTGATTACAATTTTGATGATTTGGTTACTCAGTTACAGAACAGGCTTAAGGAATCTGATGTTTGGAAGGATACGTATCAGTCGGCAACAGGTCAAATGCTCATAGAGCTTCTTGCTTATGTTGCCAATCTTGTCTTGTACTATATAGAAAGAAGGGCGGAGGAGTCGTATATTGCAACGGCAAAGAATAAGTCTAGTGTCGTAAACATTGTTAAACTTTTGAACTACTCTCCTAAGCGACCAACGTCTGCAACTGGTGATTTGACTTTTTCTATAACGGCTGCTCATTATTTTAAGATATTTATTACACAGTGGACGTCTTGTCAAACAGTAAACGGTACGAAGTACTTGGTGTCTGCTCCTGGAATCATTCCAATTGGAGCTACGAGTGTAAAGGTTACGGGTATTCAAGGAGAGTACGTAGCTATTCAAAGAATAGGAGACGGGACAGCAAGTCAAGTTGTTACTTTGGATACAGTTACCGTGGAGAATACGAATTTTGATACTGTCGGAAGTGGTAAGGGCGTTTTTGTTGACACTGTTGAGTGGACGAAGGTAGATACGTTTTTGTCTTCTGGCAGCGCCTCGAAGCATTATCGAGTAACTACCGAAACGAATGAAACAGTATCAGTAACGTTTGGCGATGGGGTATTCGGTATGGCACCTTCAGTAGGCTCGGAAATCGTTGTGAAGTGTATAAAGTCTGCTGGATTAGCTGGTAACGTATATGAGGCGGACAAGAT